TATTTGCAAGATTTAAAAGCGCCGTTGCAGTACCTGTATTAATGACCCTGATTAAAGTTGCATTGCTAACAGTATTGGCAGTCGTCAAAGCCACTTCTCCTGCTGTGCCTCTTATTGGTTTAATGATGCTTACCATCTCATAACCCCTGTTCTTGTGCAAACTGAAGAAGCTCTGTCAATCCATCTTCTGTTCTTAATTTTTCCATGAATGTGGCTTTATTATCTTCTGATAGGCTATGATATAGATTATTTAACATAGTTTCTTCAGACATAGGCATAGGTGCAATTACATCCTTATTAGAAGGCATTCCTTTTTTAGGTATTCTCATTCTAAGAACGCCATCTTTATCTCTATATGTTGCAACTCTTTCGGGACCGACAGCAGCAGGTCTAAACGTAGGATCTACTTTCTCATCTAGATTAGAATCTTCTTGAATGATAGATCCATATTCACCTATCCCACCGATTCGTTTAGATCCGCCAAGTGATACTTTGCTTCTTGGTTCAGCAAATTTACCTTTAAGGGCATCCTGAAGACCAGCATGTGTCTTATAAGCATTCTGGATCTTTTCTTTTTCAGTTGCAGTCTTTGCATTTCCATGAAGATCTAATGCTTTTCTGACAGTATTGATGTCTAATTCATGCTTGCCATCATCAAATTTAATGGGATGCTTTACACCTATCTTGCCTCTTAGGAGCTGATGTGCAGCATTCAATCTCGTGATAGGATTTAAGCTAGCACCGCTTTGCTTGTCTGCTTTTTCTTCGTCATCTTCTTTGGCTTCTTCTACAGTCCTAGAGATGATCTTTTTACGATGTGCAGTCGTTTCTTCTGTATCAGATCCTTTTTTGCTCGAACGCAATTTTTCAAAATCATCTGCGCCAATTTCTTCAGGATCACCAGCAAGACGTGCAATCATTTTTTGCTTCGCCGAAAGGATCTTTTCCTCAGCCATCTTGTTGAGGAATGATGAATAATTAGCAGCCATTGCAGGTGCCTGTGCATATGAAGCAGCATCTGAAGAAGGCATAGGTGATTTCATGCCTGATTGCTTATCTGAATACATCAAGTAATCATACACAGAATCGATCATATACTTTGCTTTTGTGATCTTTGATTGCAACCATGCTTCCAACTGCATGTCATCAGACATCATATCTGCCAACTTGCGTGACTTGTCACATATAGCATTGAGTTCTGATCTTGCCATCTCACCTTCGTAATCCATCTCTGCTTCTTCTTTTTGCATACCTTTATCTTTACGAGTCGCAGTATGTCCATGAGATTCAGAAATGATGACTTTAATATCTTCTACTGAAACATCATACTCAATACCATGTTCGAACATGATGTCATAATGAGTCACATAGCCTTCGCCTTGTGATGTTTCAACGATAGTATGTTCGCCAGGAATACAAGTTCCAAAGCCCCATTGTTCATGAGCAATATGCTTGGCGCAGTCATGATTCACCATCGTATCTACTTCTGTAGTACGCTTATCTGCAATTTTTTTATTCTTATTCATATAGTCTTGAGAATTGTAATGTTTTCTTTCTTTTGCATCTGTTCCTTCTGCGACTCTCTTTGTTGCGGCTGTTGGCATATCCTTAATACCATGTTTTTCCCAGTCCGGATGACCATCCTTTGTAGTATGTGTTACATTAGGAAAAGTTTTTTTAGTAGCATTTAAATTATCTTCACGTCTTTTTTGCTTTATGGCATTTGCTTCATTTACTTTGAGACCCTTGTCATAGTCGCTGATATTCGTATTAATTCCAGTCTTGATGCTGTTTGTTTTTTCAATACCATTGAAGATGACGTCCTGATCTGTGATGCCAGGGACAAGTTTTTTAGCCGCAGCTATAGCAGCATCCATGTTGCCGTGCATTGCTTTGAAGTCAGTTTCACCTTTAGACAAAGGTTGCTGAACTTCTCCAATTAAAGTTTTATACGTCTTCATTTTCGAAACCTTCGTCTGCTTCTGTTTCTGTTTCTAATGAAGTGTCATCCTCATTAGCTGATGTATTCCCAAAAACACTAGCAGCGACATCAGCATACATATTATCAATGTGAGCTGAGACCCTTGATCCCATCTCTAGTGCGACTGCTGACTTTAGGTCTGCTGCATTCTTATCCCACGCATATGCTAAAATATCTTCTACGTTGCTCATGTTTCCTCCGATAAATTATGTTATATTTATATTATCTTGATGTTCCGATTGCAAGATTGGGTTTGCTTTTTATAGTAGAGACGGGTTTAGGTGCAGGTCCTTCAGGCTGTTGCTCTTGTTCTTGCTGTGCGACATCAGAACCTTCTTCCTGCATCTCCTCCATCATCTGTTTGATATCATCATCTGTCTGCTTGAGGATGTTCTTTCTCACCCAGAGATCAGAAAAGAACCTGCCGATGTATGGTTCCGCCTGTTGCAAGAGCTGAATCCTATTCTGTAGGACTTCTGCTTCTTTGAATTCTTCAAAGTGATTGTCGATCGTGAAGTCGAACGATATGGCATTTTGGATCTCGGGCCAGTCTGCTTCTGATACGATGCCTTTGAGGATCAGTTGTTTTTCTAATGCCTTAGCAAATAGCTGTGAGAAGCGCTTGCGTAATCTTCCCACAAACTTCGTGAACTTGACTTCGTCCCTGGAGATTTCTGCACTACGACCCAGGTTGAATCCTGCTGAAGATGGCTCCAATCTTGAGATAGGAACGTTCAGGGCCTGATACAACTTGCGCTGGAAGTAAGTCACATCCGAAAGCTCACCCAGGTTCTGACCTGCAGGAAGGGTCGTGATCTCTGTGCCACGGTTGCCTTCTCTCCTCGGCAACCAGTAATCTTCCAGCATGGTCATGTACTTGCGGTCGTCACGAACCTCACCCGTGGACGCATCATACACCAGACGATTCTTGTGCTTGACCATCATGTCACGCAGATACTGTTCTGCCTTGACCTTGGGAAGATTGCCCACATCGATATAGAATATACGGCGCTCGGGAGCGCGGGAGATACGATAGATGACAGTGGCATCTTCTAGCGTTCTTAGTTGATTGAGAGGTTTGATCGCTTTCTGAATGTATGAATACACTAGCGCATTGTTCTTGTCCATGAGGCCTGACGTGACATGAAGAACAGCATCGATTGCTATCCTGATGCCTGCAGTGGAACTTGTATCCATAGGCAGGCCGGCATTGCCGCCTGCAGGGAGGAAACTCCTGTCATTATACACATAATACTCTCTCTGAGTACTTGTGACAGTGATCCCGCTTTTTGATTTCCTCTTGATCTCACGGATCTTACGGATCTTTCTGGGATCAACGTAGCGCAGTTCTTTGATGCCCAATCTGGGGTTCTCTTCATCGATGATCACATGATAGTACAGTCTACCATCGACATACCATCTCTTGAATAATTCATAGGATTCGAAATTAAAATTGAACAGAGTTAATATATTAGTGAATTCTTCACGGATCTTGTCTTTTACCGGATCCGAATAGTTGACTTTATCCAGATTGATCTCCACGATGTTATCAGCATCGGTATCGATAGCTTCATTGACGATATCATCAATCGCCATCTCTAGTTCAGGTTGTAGGGAGATTTCTCTGTATTTTGAGACTAGCTCTGCCTCTGTCCTTGCTGTGCCGTCAAGGTCAATATAGGTGCCATATGCGCCACCTGCAGCAACGACCATCGCGCCATCATCTTTTACCTCTGGGGCAAAAGATTCGACTGGTTCTTCATCTTTTCTGGTGATGCTAAATCCAAATAACTGCATAATAATGTTTTTCCTTAAGAATGAGAGCCGCTACATGTTATATTTATAACGGCTCTCAATCCTTAATTTTTACGAACCACCAGCATTTCCAGTAGTACCATTCAATACCTGGAATGTATCATACTGGAATTGTACTTGGAATTCTTCGATCACATCTGTATCTGCCCAAGCAAGATCAATCGGAGCGATGACTTGTGGGAAGATCCCGTTGAACTGATATGTTCTTAGGATCTC